TTAACATGCCACAAAATGCGATTATTAGGCTGAGCAGCAAAATTCCCGTTAGTAAGTGCCAATATATGTGCACACTTATGTTCTTGAGGTATTTGAGAATGTTCCACATCCAAAATATTAGGCTCAGGATGGGCCCAATCAACAGTGAATAAATAATTTCCTGGATAAAAGTTTTTATCTTTTCCACGATATTTACCATCTACACCAGCAAGAAAATCAAACACATGAACAGAAGGCCAATAACTAAAACAGTTCCACAACTGTAACTCGTCGACCGACATATCCGGCACTTCGGATCTAGAAAAACGTTTTTGGAAAAACGCGCTGATAGGCAATCTATAATAGACCGCGCCATTGGGAAGCAATGCATGAAATAAGAGAGCCCTACCTGACATAGAGCAAAGACCAAAGACAACGCATTCACGCTCGCCTTTCTTATCCATGTCCATATCATAAAGATACTCGGTTTTAATTTTACAATATATCGGTGGTATATTCGCGTTAAGGTAGGCCATACTTTAATCCTTATATCTTCGTTATCCATTAATATCTCCCCATGTTTTTCCTGATTCGTAATCAACTTTATTAGGGACGGCTAGTTTAACAGCATTTTCCATAATCTCAATAATCTTTTTTGCATGTTCCTCTGATTTAACAGATATATCCAATTCATCGTGAATTTGAATGTGAGGTATTATTCCTTCTTTATATAAATCTAACATTGCTTTTTTAGTCATATCAGCAGCTGATCCTTGAATAAGTTTATTTAAAGCTTTGTAGGTCATAGCTCTTCTAATATTTGCTTTTGTTGCTTGAGGATATTTTGTAAAATAAGCAGCTTCTGCATCAGGCTTACTCATAGGCGCTGTAAATTTACCATCATTCCATTCAGCTATTTCCCATTTATCAAATCTACATCTACGTCCTAATATAGTTCCAATAGATCCTGATGTTTGAGCTAACCTTGAAGTCATATTCATAAGTTCTTTTACAAAAGGTACATTTTCATGATATTGATTAAATAATTTTTCTGCTTCTGCTTTCGTAGATAAACCTAATTCAGCTTGTAATTTTGCTTTACCCATTCCATAAAATAAACCTAAGTTAATAGTCTTAGCATTACTTCTAGATATACCGGCCATGTCAGCTACCGTTTGGTGAAAGTCTACAGCATTGTTTTGAAATTTTTTTACAATTTCAGATACAGAATCATCATACATAATAGGATCTGTTTCTGCTGCATAGTGTACTACTAGCCTTGGTTCTTGTTGTGAATAGTCAAAACAACCCCAGGTGTGATCTCTTTCAGGTAAAAATAAAGATCTAATCTTTGGTCCCAAATCTTTATTTCTTGCAGGAATTTGTTGTAGGTTTGGATTACTATAACTAAATCTCCCTGTTACCGTTCCACCTTGATCCGATCGTATTGGATTAATATCTGCATGAATTCTTCCTCTATGTTCATGTTTTAAAATAGTATCAATAAATGTTGTATGTGCTTTATTAATTTCTCTAGCTTTTGCAATTTTTTGCACTAAAGGGTGTCTGTGTTCTGATAAATAATTTTTAGTAAAAGAGGGTGCATTTGATTTCTCTGTTCTATGATAAGTTAAACCAAGTTTATCAAAAACTTGAGCAATACTTCTTGCGGCCCAAATCTGTGGCTCAATCCCTGTTTCTTTCTTTACTGATAATAATAATTCTTTTTCTTCTGCTATCATTGATTGTTTTAATAGGTGTGCTGCCTCTACATCTACTCTCACTCCTTTAAATTTCATATCTATTAAACATGGAAAAAGTTGTGTTTCTAAATCAAATATTTTTTCTAAATTTTGTTTTTGAATATGTTTTGATAATTCTTTAAATAATTTCAAAGTTAAGGCTGCATCTTTTTCTGCATAAGCTCCAACATCCATTGCAGGAAGTTTATACATTTCTGATTTAGCATCTATTCCAGCTGCAGCTGCTGCATCTAATAAAGCTTTTTCATCTTTAACTTCACCAAGATAATCAAAACCTACACTGTTTAAAGAATAAAATAGTCTATTCTCATCAATTAAAGATGCCATCACCATGGTATCAACAATGTGTCCATGAATCTGTATTCCATAAGATCTTAACCAACAGACATCATACATTGCATTGTGAAATATTTTTGTATTGTTTGCTTTACAAACATCTTTCACATAATCAAGTACAATTCTTTTATCTAAATTACCTTCTCTGTGTCCTATTGGATAATAACCTGTCCAGTCTTCTACAGCTAAAGCAACACCAATAATTTCACCCTCACCTATTACTGCCCCTGATCCTCTTGTTTTTAAATTTGGATCTCTGGTTTCTAAGTCAATTGCTACATAACTATATTTTGATAAATCTGGAAAAGTTTCTGGACATGTCCATTCTGTTTGCGCTGTAAACATCTATACTCCTAACATAAAATAAAATATTGCAATACAGGTAAGTAATCCTAAATCAAAAACCATGTTCATATTAAAATTAAACATTACTTATCTTTCTTCATATCTTTTAATTTTTTAATTTCTAATTCACAATAATGAATTATTTTTTGTATATCTTCAATTCCATTCTTATTCAAGTAACGGCAAACATATTTCACCACATTTCCCTGAAAAAACGAAAGATTGTTTTTTGATATAAATTCATAGGGCTGAATGTGAAAGTCTTTGTAATGACTCCCACCTATCTGTTTATCTTGTGGAAATAGCTCTTCAAACATTTTTTTATTTGTCATATTATATCTTCTCCTATGTTGTATTGATATTCATAACCTTGATTCATTATGAATAAATTTTCTTTTGCTCTTGTCACACCAACAAAAAATAATCTATGTTCGGTGTCTTTATTTATTTGCGCTGCTTCATAAATAATTCTTTCTAAGTCTGTAAACAAAATTACATTTTCTGATTCTTCTCCTTTAACTGCATGTATAGTAGATAACTTTATTCTTGCAGGTTTACTTAGATCCTCGCCGCTCGCTACTAGCTCCTCAATATAATTGCGTTGATAATTTTTAAATTTTAATACTCGCCAGTCTCCAGATGCAATTAATCCATGATCCATTCTTAATTCATCTATATCAATGGAATCAACATTAACTAGAGACTTGCCACTGGAAAATCCATACTTCACATCTCCATCTTCATATTTTAAATATTCATAAATATTTTGAGCTTCTTCTCCAGAAATATTTGCGCCTTTATTTAATCTATCCCAATCATTAATTGCTTTAATGAGGTCTAAAGGCAATAAGTCATTGAATTTACAATCAAATCTGTATCCACTTTCTTGCAAAATTGGAACTAAATTTTTCATTTGATCATTGGTCCTAGTTAAAATCATCCATTGACCTTTACTAAAATCAATATCTTCAAGTTCTAAATCTTCTATTATATGTCCCTCTGCATTTCTAGGTTCCCAAATCTTATCTCTTCTTTCATCAATATTATCTAAAATAGATAAAGCAAGTTTATGAATTTGTTTTGGAACCCTTCTAGATACCGTTTGATGATCTGGTATTCCATCTAAGTTAATAAATATTTTTGGATCTGCACCTTGAAAAGCATAGATCGCTTGATCGTCGTCCCCTGCAACGAAAGATCTTTTACATTGAGATTCAATATAAAAAAACATATCCCATTGCAGAGGATTCAGATCCTGAGCTTCATCAAGAAAAACTACATCGAGGGAAGGACATAATTTTTTCTCAACAAAATCGGAAATCATGTCTGAAAATTCAAACATGTTATAATCTTTTTTATAATCTAAAATATCTTGATTTAATTGTTCAAGTAAAGGTTCATTAATAAAATCTATTAAATCTAATTTGATTGCTGCATCTTGCAAACTTATTTTAGTACAACGAGAATACTCTATAATTTTCATGTATTGATTTTTATATTCATGATAACCATTTTCTTTTTGTATGGTTTCAAAATGCATGTCTGTATGTCCATATTTATTTTTAAATGGATTCCAATTTTCATCTTTCAACAATTGTGATGTGGTATCTATATTTAACATTTTAGTTCCCATTGAATGCATGGTACATATCCAATCAAATTCAAATGTAGGGTATTCTTTTTGTATCCTGTCTCTTGCTTCATCAGCTGCAGCATTACTAAACGTAATATAACAAATTTTTTTAGGATCAGTCTTATTTACAATTAATTCATTATGTAAATGTTTATGAATTAAAGTATGTGTTTTCCCTGTTCCTGGTGGTCCTGCAATTACTGTTCTCATTCAAATGGTGCTGCTTTCTTTTCTAATCTTTTTGGTGTATACTGTTGCACTTCAATTTTTTCTACAGTCCAAAGTTTAACACTTTTCTTCTCTTCTTTTCCTTTGACTTTTAATGTAATATCTTTTGTTGCAATTTTACCATTAAATAAATTTTCTACTAATCTAATAGTTTTATTTTTTGAATAAGTTTTATCAGGCCAACTTTTACTTCTGATTATAAATCTCCAGAAATCTTTAAATTTAAAATAACTAACTCCATCTTCTGTATAAGGTTTACTTTTTAAAACATCTTCTAATGATTTACCATCACGACTAATAAATTCAGTTAACAATTCTTTTAATTGTATATCTATCTTAGAATCGTCTGGAGCATTTAATGTTGCCATATTTTTCATTAAAGATGCTAATTGTTTTCTCCACACTAATTTAGCAACTGGAATTAATGGTCTTCCAAGTTCAGTCATGCAGGCAATACTGAATTTTTCATGATCGTGTAAGGTTACTGCATCAACTTCAAGAGTATCTTCATCTATGTCTACAAAAAATATTGGTGGATCTGATTCATACTTTCTAATTGCTGTAATTGCAGGCATTCTAACATCCCCACCTTTTCCAAATTGTTTTGTATAACAAAGTTTTTCATCGCAGAAATTACAAATAGGTTTATCTTGACATCTATAATCATAATCTTTTTTATTTAACTGACCTATGATTCTTTTAATATCATTAGATTTTAAAGGTGGTTTAATATATTTTTCAGTATTATAATCTTCTAGTTTATCTTCCCAACCTATTGGATTAGATTTTTTTACATAGACTCCAATATTAAATAAACCATTGTCACGACCTGAATGTGCAATATCTCCATTACCTTCTACAATAGGACCATTTTTAATTATAGTATTTAAACATGGTGGACCATCAGGAAATTCTTCTTTAATTTTTTCTTGTTTTTTATTTATAAATAAATCTTTAAACTGAGATACTTCTTGAACATATTCATCATATAATTTTATAAAATTTTCTATCGTTAAAGAATTACCTTCATCATCTATTGCATACTTAACTGTTCTATTTCCACCATGATAAGGCATATTTAAAAAACTACCTACATCACCTCTATCTGCCATAATTTTAGATTGTTTAGGAAATATTTCTGCTTTAGCATAACCTAATGCAGATGCCATCATCTGTAATTTTTGTCTCATTAAAGACGCTGCAATAAATTCTTTTACGAAACAATAAACATGAGCACCCCCTGATTTAGATCTAAATACTATTAAGGGTAAATGTTTTTCTCTAATTTTTTTAATTAATTTTAAATGATCAAATGGGTAAGTATCAATATCTATTGCACCCCATCTACATTTATTATCTTCATTAATTGGTATGATACCAAGTCCAGGTTCTTCACCTCTTAAATGTTTTTCCCATAACTCATTAGTTACAGGTTCTCTTATAGTTTTAGACCTAACTTCATTTTTACCATCGTGTCTAATTTCTTGAGTTTTTTGAGTGATGCCGTGCGCACTTTCTAAACCTTTAAATATATCTTTTAATCTTTCTATCATGTTCCCTCTGATGTTTTGTTATCAGGCGGCACTGTTGTACCGCCTGATTGTGGCAATTACTTGTCGTAATTTCTCATGGAAACATGAAAGTCTTTAGCTGCTTGATACATTGCAGCATCTTTCACTTGTTCAGGTCCACCAACAGAAAAACCATACCATTGATTACCTTTTCCTGAGTTTAATACTGATGTTATGTGATAACTAAAAGCATATGGAGCAGGTGTATATACACCTTCAGCATCTTTTAGTGTTTGAGATTTTTGCAATGATATCCATTTTCTTGCAATCTTACCTTGAGATGCAGACATTGACATCAAAGCTTTCTCAGCTCCATTCTCACCAACTATAATAACATAGTTTTGGTGTACAGTTAAAATGTAGTTACCATTTTGTAATCTATCCTTACCACCATCTTTAGTAGTTTTGTCTAGAATATCAGAATCAGCAGGATAAATTTGTTCTGGTCTACCTGAACCAGTACCAAACTCTGCCCATTCTTGGAACTCCATTTTATAATAACAAGGGATTGCTCTGAATCCTTTGTCACCATCATATAGTTTTTTTGTAACTATATTTAAGAACATGCCTGGTTCTGCACCTTCAACATAATTTTGATTACGTTTCTGTGCTTCTCCAGATCCATTCTGTAAAAGTTTTAAGATAGGCAAAGCAAGAGATTCTTGTCTTACATTCTCAAAACCTGTTCCGGCATCTTCTCTATATAAAATAGTAGAAGGTGTTTGTGCCTGTTTTTTTGTTTGTACTTCTGTACTCATAGTTTAACTCCTTTTTATATTTGTACGGTTACCTACGTAAGTTTTGAAGCAGTCAGGGAGTTCGATTCCAGACTCGTGACATTCCCTAACTACTCCTTTTAAGGTCTGAGGATGTACTCCCACTTTCTGGACAGGTTCATATCCTTGACCTTTAGCAAGGGTAGCGTAAGCCATTGCCTTGTTGTCTTCGCCACGACCAAAGGTAACAGTGATATCATTTTTAATAATATCACCTCGACCGTTATCACGAAGCCAGTTAAAAGCCTCTTCCTGTTTTTCAGGAAGAATAGATGCACTATAAAAATTTCCAACTTCTACAGTTTCACCATCTTTCAGCTTTAATTTTGTAATGTTCATATCCTTCATCATTTCAGGAATTTCAAATTGAGAAATGACGTTGGCTTTTTCTTTTAATTTTTTTATAGACGATTCTGCATTTGCAATTTCGTCTTCTAAATCTTTTAACTGTTGTACTTTATCAGTTAATTGTTTTGGATCAACAACAGCTTTTATTGCATCCACTTTATCTTCTCTATAATTTATTTCACTCATTTTTTACCTTTCTATTCTTTCTAATATAATCCTATAAACTAAATTGTCAAGAGGATTCTTTTTGGTATAAATCAATCTCAATTGGATAATATCTTCTTTCTTGTTTGTCCCATTTTAATAATTTATATTGGCCATTAGTTATATCTGAAACAATAGAACATGCAACCCCTATGATTGCTGGGTCACCTGTTAATAAAAGATAATCTTCTTTTGTATAATCTTTTAATAATTTTCTTAATTTAAAAACTAAAGGACCTGCACTTAAAATAATTTGTGCATTTTCAGGTAATAAAACTTTTAATTCACCAAAGTTAGATGCTCCTATAATATTTATTTTAGGACGACCTTCTCTAGAACCAGGAATGTCCTGGATTACATAAACTTTATTTTTCATAACTTCTTGACTTTTTATAGAGTATTTGATAACGCAATACAATAGAAAGTAAAAATAAATTATGAACTATAAATTTAAAAGCAAGCCTTTTGCTCATCAATTAAAAGCGCTTGAAATGTCTTGGGATAAAGAAGTATTTGCGTACTTTATGGAAATGGGTACTGGTAAATCTAAGGTACTTATAGACAATATT